CGTTTGTTTCAGTTGCTTCTTCAAAATATGCAAATGATCAAGCCGTTATTAAGAAGATCGAAGGGTCCGGATATGATGGAGGTCTTAAGTGGGATTCTCAGCGCGTAATGTATGTTCTCGATATGGACAACTTGAAAGATGGCTGGGAACTACTTGAACTTTCTTATTCTCAATACAAAGAGCTTGAAGAAAGAAAAATCAAACTTTGGGAGAAGAATCTTAAAAAGGATAGAAACATCTCCCCATGCCCTATTTCTTCAATACAGGCAAATTGTGTCTTAATAACCAAGAAGACAGAAAACAAAAAGACAAAATACTTGTTCGATATTGATCGCGATATTACAGAAATTACTCAGGATCAATTGAGTTCATTGCTTAAGATGCCACGTATCCCAGATGTGATTTATCGTTATACAAGATTTCATTTGGAAGCTACAATAACTTTCTTGAAGCAGTTTGAAGAAAAACTCAACATTGACGTTATGAGTTCTCCTGAAATAAAGGAAGTTATTGAGAAAATCAGCCTGGAACTTCCGGCAGATGATAAGTCTCATTTTTCAACCGATAAGAAAGATACTGAAGGTGGGGGCGATGCCAGTGATGCAATGACAATTGATGATTTGTGGGACTCGTATGACGATCTTGTCAAAAACGAGATTAGTGACAAATCTGAAGAGGGATTAAAATTCCGTGAAGACATTATGGACTTCATCGAAGACAACAAGCTCACTACCAGAACAAGAGGAAAGTCTAACAAAGAATTGCTGTTAGCGATTGACGATGAACTTGCCGAAATAAACGGTGATGATGGAGACAAGCCGAGTGATAAAGACGTCATTCCAGCAAAAGAGCCTCCAGTAAAAAAAGAAGTTCCAAAAGAAGAGCCTAAGGTTGAGGATCCTCCTAAAGTTGAGGACAAAAAAGACGAAGGTGAAGACACTGAGAGACAATCAGTAAGAGACCGTAGAGCTAGAAGAGAAGCTCCAGTACAAGAAAAGGTAGCCGATGAGGAGTCAGATGATGCTCCAGCAGCAACAGCTTCTGAAACTCACGAAGTTCCATCTGAAAGAAGACGCGCAAGAAGACCACGTTAATTATAGAGATTGTTATTTATTTGGGGTATGGAATGTTCTGTACCCCATTTTTTAACCAAAAAATATGGAAGCAAAAATACTTTTAATGAATGATATGCACATTTCAACTGATAAAATAAGTGATTTTGTCAAGAATTGGAATGAAGCATTGGATATATGCGAAGAACATAAAATTTTAGATCTAGTTATTGGCGGAGATATATGGACATCTCGCGCTGGGCAATCCTTAGGTGTTTTAATGGCTGTAAGGACGTGTATTTTAAACACTACAAAAAAGGGAATACATCTTACCATTGCAGAAGGTAATCATTGTAAAGAGGACTTAGAATCGGTTATAGGGTATAGCCATTTATTTAGTGAATATCAAGATGTTGATGTTGTTGATGATTGGATGCTACTAGAATATCCTCAATTCAATTTTTATGTAATGAGTTACTTTCCAGAAAATGGAAGCTTCCCTGATAGGATTGCTGAATTATTGGAATCTGAAGGGAAAGAACATAATGCTGGATCAGATATACTTTATATTCATGAAGGAGTAGCTGGAGGGTTAATTACACCGGCACCACATGAGTTGCCAGCAGAAGTAGTTAAAGACTTCAAATATGTTCTTGTGGGCCATTATCATGATCGCAAAAAGATTCCCAATACAAATGTTCAGTATATTGGGGCTTCTCGTCAACATTCTTTTGGAGAAGACGAAGAAAAGGGGTACACGATAGTATATGAAGATGGGTCTCAAAAATTTATCAAAAATGAAGTGAATACCAGGTACCAGACTATTGAAGTTGAATCTGATCAAATTAATGGTAAGTTGTTCGATTTACTTGGAGAATACAATGCTTCTGGGAAATACAAAACTCGTATTCGTGTTAACTGTAGCGATAATGAGGTACTTGCGATTGATAAACAAAAGATTATTGATGCTGGAGCTTCCAAGGTAGAAATCATTACGGCTTCCAGAAAGGCTGAGATCAAATCTTTGGATATGGGATTTAAATTTGATAGAGACGGTATTAAAAAAGAATATGTAAAGTTCTGTTCTGATAAATCCATTAAGGATATTGATTTTGGAATCAAATATATTGATCAAATTAAAGCTATATAACAATGTGGGGATTACGAAAAGTAAGCGCAGAAAATGTATGCGCGTTTAAAAAACTGGAATATTATATCAATCAAGGTCACTGTACATTGATATTCGGTCACAATGATGATAACGACTCTCAGAAGTCAAATGGATCTGGTAAATCGGCTCTTATAGAATGTATTTCAGTAGGAACCACTGGAGAGATCCTAAGAGATGCTAATGCTGAAGAAATAATTAATGACAGTTTTAATGATGCAACTGTTCGTTTAGAATATGAAAATCCTTCTATAAACCAAATTCTTGTTATTGAGAGATTTTTTGAAAGAAAGAAGTCTTCCGTTGTTAAGTGTTATATTGGGAATGAAGGAAACGACCCAGAGCCAATAATTAAATCTAGTGTTGATGAATATAATAAATTTATATTAGACACACTCGGACTTACCAAGGATGATATATTCCATAACTACATCTTATCTCAAAACAAATTCAAGAGTTTTTTAAAGGCTTCAGATAGTGGTAAAAAAGACATTATCAATAATTTCAGTAATGGAAACAAAATTGATGAAGCTATTGAACTTCTTCATGTAGATATGGATCCAGTTGTTGATATGTTACATGAAGCCGAAGAGAAAACTTCAAAATATTCAGGAAAGGTTTCAGCTATTGAGGAACAAATATCACTTGCTGAAGAGAACGAAAAAATTGCGTTTTCTAACAAGCCGTCAAAAATTTTAGAATTAAAAACTAAAATATCCGATGAAAGAGGTAGTATAAGGCTGAATAAAGATAACATATCCTTTAATGAAAATCTTCTTGGTGGTATAGACATTGCCGAGGAAGAGTTAGAGAAGCTTGAAGATAATTCAGAGCTTAAAACTGAGGAGGTGTTCCATAAGATAAATGAAGCACTTAAAACTGCAAAGATCAATGAGATAAAAGACTACTTATCTGAAATTTCTTCAAAACAATGCGAACTCACTGTATTGAAGGTAAAATTAGATGTTCAATCAATAAACACTTCCGGTAAAAATTCAGAATTGAGTAGAGCTAAAAAAGATTACGAGAATCTTGTTTCTAATTATGAAAAATATAAAGAAGATTTTCCTCAGAAACTTGGGAAGGTTGCTGAAAAGCTCTATGAGATAAATAATAAAATAACTGCACTAAATAAAGAAAAGAGTGATTATGAAGCAAAGAAAAGAGTATCTGAAAGTAAAGTGGCTTCGGCTATCAATGTTTTGGCCGGAGTTATTGTGTGCCCGAAGTGTAAGCATGAGTTTGTATTGAATGATAATGTAGATGTTGAAGAAGAAAAATTGAATCTTGAAAGTTATAAAAAAGAAGTAGAACTTATTGATTCACAGATTAGTAAAAGCAAAACTAATATTGAAAAAGCTAATTCTTCCGTTCAAGAAACGGAAGCTTCAAAGGCAGCTCTTTTAAATGAAAAAAACTCTTTAGCAAACAAAATCACAGAATTATCCACCAATGTATCCAATTTAAACAATAATTACTTATCTTTGTCACGCGAGCTTGATACTATTAATTCAAATATAGAAAGTATAAATTCTTTCATATCTGGAATCCGTGGTAAAATGTTCGATGAGGCCTATCAAATAGTGGATGATGCAACTAGTTTTTATGAAGCTAAGAATAAAACTTGCAAGAGTAATATTTCAGTTTGCGAAGGAAGTATAGCTTCATATGAGGAGGCTATTGAAAATTTAAATAAACCAGTGGTAGATAGTACTACTCTTGGTGGTTTAAAAAAATCTCTGGAACAATACAAAAAAGATTATTCTAATATAGTTAAAAATCAAGAGGAAGTAGCTGAAAAAGTTGAAGGATTTAAGGCACAAGAAGCCTTATACGTTGACTTTAAAACTTATTTAGCGAATAAAAAGATTGACTCTCTTTCAGATATTACCAATAAGTTTTTAGAAAAGATTGGTAGTGATATACGAATCAGTTTTTCCGGGTACACGGTCCTTAAGTCTGGAAAAATAAGAGATAAGATTTCTATTTCATTGCTTAGAGATGGGGTTGATTGTGGATCTTTTGGAAAGTTCTCAGAAGGTGAAAAAGTAAGAGTTAATATGGCTAATATACTAGCTATGCATCAATTAACTAATGAGAATTGTGATACCGATAAGGGGCTTGATTTGTTGATTGTAGACGATATATTAGGGGTTTCAGATGAATCCGGCATAGAATCAATGGCAGTTGCAACAGATACTCTAGGAATAACTGTATTAATGATCTCTCAGATGGATATAGCTGAAAATTATCCTTATCGGACCATGATAAGAAAAACAAATGGAATTTCAAAAATTGAAGAATAATGAAGAAAATTGAAGAAAAAATACCATACAACGACCTTGGAATAACTGGTGATAATTTATTGTCATTAGATATAGCCACTCATTGTGGGTATTACTCTAAACATTCTGCTGGAACTTGGGACTTTTCTAAAAAAGGTATACATGAAGAAAGCTGCCACTTAAGTTTTTACAACAAGTTAAAAAGTTATTGCACACTGAACAATATAAAGATGATAGTTGCAGAAGATGTAAATGTAAACAATCATTTTATAGACATGAGAAAGTTATGTGAATTTAGGGGCATTCTTTTTCTTGTATGTGCAGAACTTGGTATGCCTCATCCAGCGTTTGTAAATGTTGTATCTGTAAAAAAATGGGCTACTGGAGATGGCCACGCAGATAAACAAATGATGATGGATTATTGCCGAACAAGGTGGCATATTGATCCAGGAAACGATGATAATATGGCAGATGCAACACATATTTTTATGTATTACAAAAGAATCTATAAATTAGAATAGCATGGAATACTTACAAAGACGTGATTTTAGAGAAAGACCTATTCCTACACAGGAAGCAGACCTTCCAAAAACACGAAAACAAAGAAGAATTGAGAATCGTAAAAAAGAAGAGTTTTCAAGTACTCTTACCAGATTATTAACTGGTTTTTACGACTTCTTAGGTCAAAAAAACAAACCCTCAGATCAAGAAGTGAGGGATGAATTCACAAACAGAAATGGTCGCTGGATGCAGTATTGCGCGAAAAACCATATGATGCCAAAAGCTTATCAGTTATTTAAAGATAATGTACGAGAAGCATGGTATCACGAAAAAAAGGCAGAGAAATAAGTGACGAAGATGCGGCAGTAATGCGCGACTTATTCGAGAGGTATGTGACTCCTAATATGGGGTTGGTTTTTAAAGTTTGTAGTAATTATACGGATGATCCGAAAGATGTGGAAGATAACTTCCAGGAAGTTCTAATAAACTTGTACAAGTATATAAGAACTTATAATCCAGAAAGACCTATTCAAGCATGGTTACATATTGTAACAAAACATTGCGTATATCAGCTTAATTTAAAAGAAAAGCGGCTTGGTATGTTGCAGGGAAGATTGGATGATCTAGGCGAAGGATTCGGAACATTGATTGACGAATCCTCGCTTGGGGAAAATGTCTTTTCTGTTGATAATTATAAGGAATTCTATACAGATAATGTTTTGAAAGCGATAGATAAACTTGAACAACCTTACAAATCAGCCATATTACTTCAACAAGCCGGATTCAAACTAAAAGAAATTGCAGATATTGAGTATAAATCCGGAAATATTAAAAAGAATAATGTCGACACTATTAAAAGCAGGCTATTCTTGGCCCGACAAAAACTTAAAGAAGAGATAGATAGATATGGAAACAAAAAGACAGATTAAGGATATTGTTAAGGTTTATTCCAAGATAGTTAAAACTACTATAGACCCCAAATTCAAATTCCCAGAAAGAGGAAAGGCGATAGAGCAATTATCCAAATTTGTAAATAAGTTTTCAGTTATATGTGGCGGAGAAATGAATAATTCAAGAATGGTGGATTATTGTATCTTCCAGGCACATAAAAACCAAAACTCCGAATGGCAACAACAATTATCAATTTCGTCATTCGGAGATACGGCTATCAAAAAATACACCGAAATGTCTTCAAAGGGCAAATCCTATATTGAAGACAAATGGTTACAATCATTTGATTTAACTAGATCTTCTTTATTGAGTTTAATAGAAAAAGCTGCCACTCACCCACTAGAAGAATATATTTACATGAAATCTGAAGAGGTTGCTAAAAATAGATTCTTCAATTCTCCAACGGGTTATTTTCTTTGTTCGACATCTACATTAGGGTGGAGTCCTTTTTCTCCTACCTGTAACAAATGCAATAATGTTGATAAATGCAAGGAAATGACGAGAGAAACCTTTCCAGAATTATATAGAATTAGACTTGAAAGAGCAGAACATGAAAAATAATGCTAATTTATTAACTGAAGACTTCCTTTATGAGCTATACCGGTGCTGCATGGAACATGATAATGTTTGCAGTATTATGTGCTCTTATATGGAAACTTCTTACCTTCCGGACAGGGATTTTATTTCTTTACAAAATTATATTTCAAAATTCTACAAAGAGCATGGAATGGCTCCTACACCAAATGTAATGTCTCAAATGGTTTCCACAAATAGAGGGGTTAGCTCTTTATTGGACGACATAAGAGATTATTCAACAGATGTAGAGCCTGAAATTATCTTAGAGCAATTTGAAGAATATATTAAACAAGTAAAGTTTCATCAAGCACTAAAAGAAATGGGAGAGTTCCAGGCTCAAAAGAAAGAAGAAGAAGCCATGAAAGTCTTTGATGATTTTAGTGAATGGAAATCAAATTTTGGATTTTCTAAAACAGACTTTACGGACGTAGCCGAGACGTTTTCTTCCAGATATGCTAAAAATAAAGAAGCATGTTCTGGAAATTCTAAACTTCCACCGGTTACTAGATTTTATATAGATCAGTTGGATGCTTTAAATAAAGGCAGAGATTTGAGGGGTCAACTTACTTATCTAGCTGCTTCTACTGGAGTTGGTAAATCACATATAGCTAGATGGATAGGCAAGTGTGCAGCATTTGAGGATGGATTAAATGTTCTCCATTTCCAGTTAGAGGGTAAGCAAAAAGAGGTACTTGATGCTTATTCGGCTTCATTAGTTGGATGCACATCTTACCAATATGAAACTGGCGATTTGTCTAATGATGAAATGGATCATTCTATAGGAATCATAAAAAAGATGGCTGGGAGCATAAAGGTTAAGGCTTATAAGGCTTTTACTGGAGACGTACCAACAAGTAATATCAAGAATGAAATAGAAAAATATCACAAGGTATATGGAGAATACCCCAGTATTATAATAATTGATTCTGGGGATTTGTGTACTGATTCAAGTGGTAGAAAGTGGAGTGAAAAAGGAGAAAGGCTTAAAAGAATAGCTGTCGCACAGGATTTAAAGAAGTTAGCTGAAGAGATAAATGCTTGGGTTGTTGTTACTTACCAAACAACTATTGAAAACAGAGAATGGCTTAATGATGAAACGAATGTATTAACCGAATACAATATGTCTGAATCAAAAGGATTGTCAAGACCGGTAACCCATCTTATAACACTTAATCAAAGTGACAACGAAAGAAAGGAGAATGTTATGAGAATTCATATCGCGAAAGCTAGGTTCTTTAAACGTGGTGAACCTACATTTAAAATAGCTACCGATTATGACCATGAAGCTTTCTATGATAGGCGAAGATCAATAAGACTTATTGTTAGAAAATCAGCCGCATAATGAAACTTAATAAAGAAGAGTCAGAGTCTTTAATATCTGAATTAACTATCGAATTAGATGCCACTATTGATGGCGGAAGAAAGAATTTGGTGGTTCCTATATGCCCGTATTGCGGACATGAGGGGGGTAAATTTGGTATATATATCGGACCTCCAACCGAAAAGAAAAAACCATTTATGTCTCACTGTTTCTCTTGTGGAAAATCTGTGAGAGATATAGAACAACTACTCAGGGATATAAATAGAACAGACCTTATCCCTGAAGAGATTGTTGACTTTGCTGAAATGAATTCCTCTACTCCGCTAGATTTTTTAGATAAAGCAAATGAGATAGATGATTCTTTGGAGATTGTGGAGATGCCTGAAGGATTCAAAACTGTTCGCAAAAACGCTTATTTGAAGAGCCGTGGATTTACTCCAATAGATTATTTAAAATTTCCAGTAGGAACCACTAGAGGATTAAACTTTAAATTTGACGACTATGTTTTATTTCAGATAATTGATGCTGGAGAATGTGTGGGTTATATTGGTAGACATATATGGTCCAAAGAAGAGATTGAGAAATATAATCACAAAATGAAAATACTTGGGAAATATCAAGTACCCAGGTATAAAAATA